CTATAGTACGATCGGTTAAGGCAGTTTTCTGTACACACACGATGCGATTAGCAGAGACAAGCTGGAACAGAGCCGGAAGCACTGAGTACGCACCATCGGGCATAACACCCGTTAGTGCATAAAACCAGTGTGGATCCGATTCCAGTACAGCTCGCGCTACGCCTAAAGCACCGTGCGTAACAGATGGCACTTTGGAATGTTTTACGTCTTTATAGGCGTCACGCCGACGAATATCAGCAGTAGCACCTGGTCCCCAGCCCATACCGACCGTAATCTTAGACCAACTGAAGGGTCCTAAAACCCGAGCTATTTTACGTGTAGCAGCATGAATGATGCTATGCACGCGAGGCGGAATACCTCGCAGCTCTGGTGAAGACCATAACAGATTGGTCTGACGACACTGCTCTTCTGCCGTAATAAAACGGCTCAAAGCAGCATCTCGACGGTCTTTAGCGGTAACGTTAGCGGCACCCACGTATTTCTTTAGGAAACAGTGGACCGCATAGTCACCACTAAATGTATGGGCATCGTCGTAACTCCCAATGCTCAGCTTAAGGTCAAGTAGGAGGTTAATTCCTCCATACTTAAACCGAAGCCAGGCACTAAGAGAAAACGGCGTGTTCACACCCTTGCACAAGGCGAAGAAGACCTCGTCTATGTCATTATAATGATCGTGCATGGAGTGCTCCTACGTTACCAAATCGCCTGAAGCGACTCGACGCCATTTACAATCGCGGCGTCGGCGCACAGGAATTGAGCAAACTTCCGCAGGTCCTTTCGGTCCTGCAAAGAGGCGCGCTCCGGGATAATGAATTCCACATTAACCCGAGGAATGTAGGACAGGGTCGGAGCCGGTTGTACACCGGAAACGGTTGAGTTGGTAGTATTTTCCAACTTCGGGGTGTGCAAAGTTGCTTTGCACCGCGCTACGCGGTTCTGAGAGCTTTCGCCCTGAGCACCGCTAAGCGGACGAGTAACAGAGATGGAGATCCGATTGTTTCCAATCGGGGACGCCGCACTCTGATCCTCGAACCAGAAAGCACCGTTTTTATCCGGCCCAAGGGGGACAAACGTATGGTTGACAGGGGTTGCCTGAGCGTCCGCTAGGACGATATTTGTTGCTGCAGCCATTTAAAGGCTCCTAAAGAAGTTCTCACCGCAAGAAAGTTGCGAGGAGTGCTGCCGACGTCAGCAAGCGACCAGCTCCCAGTTCACAGTGAACGACTGGTATCCGGGGAAAAGGATAAGAAGACAACACATGCCTTTTTAAGGTAGTGCGTGTCCAATTACCACTTGCCTGGACCATTCGAATACCGGTAGATGAAGAGCTGTAGCCACTGCAAGTTAATGCAACGGAAGTCTTCTCCGAGAAGGTATAATACCCCGACTCGAAGTTGGCCCCGAACATTAACGCCGTCTCGGCGTTCCGCAGATAGTCTCCTATGTTGTAAAACCAATCTACAACAAAGGAGAA